AGCTGTTCGATCGCGTTCGCGGCAAATGCCGTGGGAACGATCACATCATCACCATACACAAGGATAGATTCGCGGAGATCTCTCTCAACGTCTCTATCCTGATCGGAGGCTGCGGCAGTAAGGATGGCCCAGATCGTAAGCGCCAAAACGGGAAAGCATAAACAGCTTCCCATAGGCGCGAACTTTCTGAGAGTCAAAACCTTACCGCTAGGCAGCACAGTTGACGAACTCCTGCACGCTTCCAGGTACTCACAAATGTGAGGCGGGAATAGCAGGCGAACTAAACTGACGGATACACGATCCGAGGCCTCATTTAGGTCTAGGGTCGCATACTTCCCATACCTGGAACCCAATAGGGCTCCCTTCTGGTTTGGGACTTGGTCAGTGAAGTGGATATTATACCTTGTTAAAGGGTGTGATTCCACTAACTCGACAATAGCCCTACCTAATCCTTGTTGAATCCATTGATAATCAACGGGTTCACAAGATATTAGGCGAGGGCCGCGAGAGTCCTTAGGTACGAGACAAACTCGTGCCGGGAACTCTAATTGCCCAAGAGATTGAATCTCTTGGATGCGGTCGCAAACGTGCCCGAGAGATGCGTAAAAATACTCATCTAAAGGATAAACGTTAGTGATCTTCGCCGAGACATTAGTCCAAAGGTATTTGGACCAGAGTTGTTGCTTGGTAGCAACAGCCCCTGGTCCATGCCTAGGGAAAATGTCTTTCGGGTCAAAAGAAGCAAACAAGCTCGATAAGAGCATGCGTGCTTCGCGCGCTACTTCCGCTTTCGAAGAGACATCTTTATGATGTCTACGACGGTAGGGAGTAGCTTCAGAAAGATATCGACCAAGCTGGTCCAAATCTGACTGAACAGTCGATAGGTCATCTTCAGTTTTTTCAAACTTTCGAATGACTTGTTGTTCTTGTTCATCGGAGTAGGGGAGTTCGTACTTGTAAAACGAGTACAAAACATCCCTAAGTTTGCCGATACTTTCAATACACG